GAAGAAGAAAAAAAAGCATTGCAACGACAAAAACGCAATTCAAGGTAATATAGAGTAAAGGTTTTTTTTATTTGTGGCAGAGGCAGTTGTTAGGTTAAGAGTTGATGCCAGTGGTGCGACTAGGGCTTTAAATGGTGTACAAAATCAAACAAACAAACTACAAAACTCATTTAATGGACTAAGGAATGCCATTGCTGCAACTGGTATTGTACTTATTGGCAGACAAGCGGTTAAGACATCAGCAAATTTTGAAAAGCTTAAGGTCAGATTAGGTTTACTTACAAAAGAAAGTGGTAGTTTTGCAAAATCACTCCAGATTGCTACAGATGCACAGAAAGCTTTTGGATTAAGTGCAACTGAGGCTCTTGAGGGTGTAACAGATATTACAGCAAGACTAGCTCCGTTAAAAGTTGGTGTTGATGATATAAAAACTGTGTTCTTTGGATTTAATACAGCAGCAAAATTAGCTGGTGCATCAAGTATAGAAGCCTCAAACGCATTTAGGCAATTAGCACAGGCTCTTGGCTCAGGAAGGCTTGCTGGTGATGAGTTTAGGAGTGTTTCAGAACAAGTGCCAACAATACTTGCTCCGATTGCTGAAGAACTTGGAGTCAGTATAGGAAAACTCAAAGAACTTGCAGCAAATGGAGAGTTGACAAGTGAAGTAGTACTTAGATCACTGGGAAGAATAGGAAAAGAGGGAAGCGGATTCTTGAAAGAATTGTTGAAAAATGACCCAACACAAGTATTCAAAAACTTTAGTAATGCAACAGAAGATTTGTCCAGAGCATTTGGAACTCAATTAAGACCAGCCGTTGAAGAGGTAACAATATTGCTTACTAAATTAATTGATAAAACTACAGAATTTGTTAATTCACCGATTGGACAGACTGCCTTAATATTTGCTGCTATAGCTTCAGCTGCCAAAGGTGTTGCAGTGCTAATTCCTTTAGTGACTGCTGGTTTGATTAAATTAGCTGCGGCTGGAGGTGTCGCTACAGTCGCACTTAACGCATTGCCTTTTGTCGCAATAGTCACTCTTATTGGTGGATTTACGACTGCACTTATAAAAGCGAAGAGAGAACAAGATAATTTTAATAAAGCACTCAAAGAAGGTGATGAACAACTTTTGAAGAGTGAATTCAACAGACTATTTATTGAAAGGCAGAAACTTCTTAGGAGATTAGCTACTGCTCAAGAAAATAATAATAAAAGAGCAATCAATTCACTACAAAGACAGCTTCAACTTAATAAAGAAGCAATAACTCCTATAAAAGAAAAACTAGACGAAGAAAGAAAAACAACAGAAGAAATAAAACGTCAAAATGAAGAGAAAAAGAAACAAGAAGAACAAATCAAAAAAAATAAAAAGGCAGCGGAAGAACTTAGAAAGAAATTTACTGAGATTGGTGAAGAGATTGAAGATAGTATAAAAAATAATTTAAGGGAGGCTATTACTGGTGCGCAATCCTTTGGTCAAGCAATGACAAATGTATTAAATCGCATAAGAGATAAAATCATTGACGCACAGCTAGACAAGCTTATAGGTGGCTTTGGAGAGGCATTTGGTAAGAGTGCAAGCGGTGGAGAGAAAAAAGGATTAGGAGGTTTTCTTGGCGGTTTACTTGGTGGTCTTTTCAAAGCTAATGGTGGCCCTGTCAAAGCTGGTCAACCTTATATTGTTGGAGAACGTCAACCTGAGTTATTTGTTCCAAGACAGTCTGGAACTATCTTGCCATCTGTCCCAATGGGAGGAGAATCGGTTGTTAATAACATATCTGTTAGTGTTGATGCTACAGGTAGTGCTGTAAGTGGTTCATCTGCTGAAGGTAATGAGCTTGGACAACAAATTGCCGCAGCGATACAATCAGAATTAATCAAACAAAAACGTGCTGGAGGCTTATTGGCATAATGGCAACTTTTCCAAGTATTACTCCTCAATATTCAACTCAGGAAACTGTTGAGCAAGATAGTTTGAGAATTAAGCTTGGTGATGGATATGAACAACGTTTCGTCCAAGGTCTTCCAGCTAATAAAAGATTGATTAAATTAAATTTAAGTTTTAATATATCAACTACAGATGCAACAACAATAGATACATTTTTAGATGCAAGATTTGATGATCAAGCAAACTTTGATTTTACACCGCCACATCATTCATCAGCGTTAAAATTTATATGCACAAGAAGATCGAGAACAGCAGTTTTAAGCAATAGAGTAATTATGAATTTAACATTTGAACAAGTAGCAGAACCATAATGGCAATACCAGTTTCTGAATTACAAAAATTAAATCCAAGTTCGAGGATAGAACTTTTTGTTTTGGAGCTAGTGGAGGGCTTACACTATGCGTCAGGAAACCCATCTAGTGTTCCTACCACATTCAGATTTCATGCTGGTTCTAGTATGAACTCTAATGCAGAAATAGTTTGGCAAGGAAATTCATATCAAAGAGTTCCTATTACATTTGAAGGTGCTGAGTTTTCTGGTAGAGGGCAAATTCCAAGACCAACTTTAACTGTTGCAAATTTAGGAGGTATTACAAGAAGTGGGTCAGTTATAACAATGACTGATTTATTAATCATTGTAAATTTAACAACACCTCATAATGATTTGGCAGATGCCAAGCTGACTCGCATAACTACGCTTGCAAGTGAACTTGATGCCGCTAATTTCCCTAGTAGCAGTAATCCTTTTGGAACACCATCATCAAATGAACTTCCGCAAGAAATATTTTTTATTGATAGGAAAACATCTGAAACTAGAGAAATTGTGCAATTTGAACTTGTAGGAGCTTTAGATCAAGCAAACAAAAAGTTACCAGCTAGACAAGTCACAAGAAATGAATTTGCTGGCGTGGGCAGTTTTATTAACGGATAATGAATTTTTTATGGAAACAAGATGCAATAGAACACGCAAAGCAATGTGACCCAGATGAGTCTTGTGGAATAGTGGGTAAAAAAAATAATCAAGAAAAATATTACCCTTGTAAAAATATATCTAATGAATTTAAGGCAGAATCTTTTGTAATAGACCCTCTAGATTGGGCAGAGGTAGAGGATAGTGTTGATGAAATTATTGGCATAGTACATAGCCACCCACAAGATATTTTAGAGTTTTCAGATTCAGATAAGCACAGTTGTAAGGCAATAGATTTAATTTTTTATCTCGTTTCGCCAAAATCAGATAAAATAGCAGTAATCAAACCAGATGAAATAGATGCTTAAAAAAATTAAAGTTTATGGCACTTTAAGAAAATTTTTAGGTCAATCTGAATTTGAAGTTGATCTAAATACACCAAGAGAAGCAATAAGTTTTTTGGTTTGTAATTTTAAAGGCATTGAGAAACATATGGCAGATCAGTTTTATACGATTCAAGTAGGTGCAAGAGTAATTACAGAAGATTTATTAAATTTCAGATCACAAGATGATATAAAGATTATTCCTGTAGTTCATGGTAATTTTTTACAAATTTTGTTAGGTGCTGGTGCTTTATTTGGAGGTTCCGCTATTTCAGGTGCTGGAACTTTATTAGGAAGTAAACTACTTGCAACTGTAGCATCTACAGCCTTAACATCTATTGGAACAAGTATGGTAATTGATGGGGTAACAAGTATGCTGACACCACAGCAAACCACCTCATCTGCTGTATCAGGACAAGATAGTCTAGACCCGTCAGCGTTGGCTTCTAATTATTCGTTTACAGGGCTTACAAATATTAGTAATGCTGGTGTCCCTGTAAATTTAGTATATGGAGAAATTTTGGTAGGCTCTATTGTGGTTTCTAATGGTGTTGATACTGTACAGGTAGAAGGTAACAACTAATGGCTATACAAGAATTTAATCAAGATACAGTATTTAACAACCCCGACTTGCCTAGTGGTGCATTATCTTCCAAGCAGTTCAATACAATCGTGGAGATCGTAGGGGAGGGGGAACTGGAGGGCAGTGCAACAGCATCAAAGGCTGGCATAACAGATAAGACCTCAACTGCATACTTTAACGCTTTCAAAAAGGATATATTTTTAAATGGAACTCAAGTCTTACAAGAGGCTGCAAGTAATACTTCACCCGAAGATAGTGACTTTAATTTTAAAGATGTTGGTTTTGATTTTAGACTTGGCACATCAAGCCAGACATTTATTGAAGGAATATCAAATATTGAAACTGAAACTGTAATTGGTACAACTGTAACCACTTCAACCCCTGTCACTCATACAGTAAGTTCTAGTGATATTAATGCAGTTCGTGTAACTTTAAGATTTCCGTCTATGCAGAAATTTGAAGATGATGGAGATATTAATGGAGTGGAGGTTAATTTACTTATTAAAACAATTGAAAATGATGGAACAACAACAACTGTTATTAATGACACAGTAAAAGGTAGATCAACAAACGCATATTTTAGAGATTATATTGTCAAACTCAAGTCAACAACATCATTTCCTGTTGCAATAAGAGTTGAAAGAGTAACAGCAGATAGTTCAGATGCAACTTTAGTCAATGCCTTTCAATTTAATCAGGCAACAAATATTATTTTTGAACAGAACGCATATGCAAATACGGCTCATGTTGCATTAAGATTCAATGCCGAACAGTTTTCAAGAATACCAAAAAGGGTGTTCAGACTCAGAGGCCGCAAGATAAAGATTCCGCACAACGCAACTGTGGACTTGCAGACAGGTGCAATATCTTATGCTGGTACTTTTAATGGAACATTTAAGACAGATAAAGAGTGGACAACAGACCCTGCATGGATTTTGTACGATTTACTCACAGATACAAGGGCTGGCTGTGGTATTGCTGAATCTAATCTGGATAAATTTAGTTTTAAAACAGTAAGTGAATACTGTGGTACATCAGTTGATGCTGGTAATGGTGATGGGTCTACAGAGCCAAGATTTAGTTGCAATGTAAATATTACACAACGTCAGGAAG